CCATATGTAGGACTACTATATGTTTTGGATGGTGCAGGAGTTGTTTTAGAAGGTTTTCCTCCACCTCCCATAGCTATATCTCTAGCAGAAGGTTGCATATTTGTAATCGCAGGACTAATAATTGTATTATTTTGTCCTTGATTATCTCTGTTAATATCTTTTTGAATAGCTTTGCTAGCACGTTTACCTCTTAGTAAACCAGCAATTCCTTTTACGGCATCAGGTAACGAAGAACCAGACATCATTGAACCAATTGTTAAACCCATTCCAACAGGGTTACCTAAACTCATAGTATTAGCTCCTATTATAGATCCAATAGCATTTCTTTTAATACCTTCTAATCCCATTTTATCCATTACATAATTTTTAGCAACATTTTTTGCTCCCTCTATAAGCATGCCTTTGTAATCTGGAGGTGTATCTTCAATTATACCCATTGCTTGGTTTGCTTGTACTGGTTGAATTGCTTGAGTTGGTTCAAAAGAGGGTTGGTAATTTTCAAATCCTGGTTGAGATCGGACTGCTGCTACACCAAAAGGATCTTTAGCTTGTGCCACATTACTAGCATAATCTCGTAAAAATATTTCGTCCATTATCCTCTCATACCATCTGGTTGTATGTCTGCTCTAAAAGTTCCGTACCTCCAATTTTCATCTACAGTAGTATTGGCAACTTTCAAACTTGCAAATCTAGATCTTGCTCTAGTATCTACCTTATCAGTCGAACTTGTAATTGTAAATGGTCCCAAAGGAGAGGACGAAGCACCATCTGATGGATAGTCTCTTAAATTAATAGTTATCTGCGCATTTCCTGTAAGTAATTTAAAATCTGGTATAAATCTTCTCATACTCATAAAATTTTGTCCTTCTCCTAAATCAAAATCACCAGATTGTATAAACGCCTCGATTGCTGTCTTATTACCTAACGCATCTACTTGATTATTACCAATCTCGTGAGCATAATAAGTTGTGGCACCATTTAAATTTGTAACGCCTTGAATTGTTGGAAAGGTTGGTGTGCCTGTGGATTCAAACTCTGTAGCATATGGATTAGAATATAAGGTTGAATCATGCCAAGAAGTTCTTGCTAACGATCCAGTTGTCCAAGTATTTTCTGTATAATTATAAGTTACTACTCTGTCAATTTGAGTAGAACCACTTTTAGGATAAAACCAACTTATTTCTTCATATAAATGATTTAAGCCAGCATAAATTTGATCGACTGAATTAAAATTTAAACCTAAATTATCACCCTTATTAGTAAAAACAAAATCTTCTACCAAACATGGAAGTGACTTAACTGTTCCATCATAAACAAAAAATCCTCCTGCTTGACCCATCCACCATACCCTACCGTTAACGTACTTAATAGCATGTTGTCCTATCAACCCACAGTTACTTCCTACTTGCCTTATAGAAAAAGTAAAAGGAGGACCAACAAATTGCATTACATAAGCAGAGGTGTCCGTGACTATTAAAATATAATCTTTAGCTTTTGCTGCACCCACTATTCTTACGCCAGAATCTAATCTAAACGTACCTGCAGTATTTACAGATGTGGGTTGGTAATCCGATAAGGTTTCTTGATCACTAAATCTTATAAACATCGGATCTTGAGTAGATGGAGTTCCAATAGTTGTTTCAGTTCCAAGAATAATTAAATGTCTATCTCTTTCAGATATAATTGACATAACTGATTTTGTAGGTGCATTAGCAATTGCGGTTGCCCTTGTACTTAACGCATTAACATTAGAGTTTATAGGATTCCATTCAAAAGTTTTTCCATTTTTTGCTGTTGCAATTAATATTTGTCCAAAATGATCTAGTGACCAAGAAGAAGATTCTAAGAATACTGATGAACTTAAGGAGTCTTCGCCCCATGCTGTATAGTATTCTAATGATGATCCATCAGAATGAGCCGATCTTGTTCCCGCAACATCTCTGGTGATGCCAGTAAAAGTTGTTGATGTAGTTCCAGTGTAAGAAATAAATTCTGCTCCAACTTTAAATGTACCTGTTGAAGGGAAGTTTGTAGTTGATGCGACTGTTATGGTAGTTCCTGATCCACCCGTCCCTGCAGTATCATCATTAAGTGCACCGTTTAATGTAGTCGTCACTCCAGAAGCTCCTCCCCATGTAGATGTACCCCAACCAAAACCAGCAGTTTGATTAGCAGGTCCAAGGTTTAAGTAAGGATTGATTGTAGCTGCACCGCTAGCAGCAACAGAAGTTCCAGCGTTTGTTGCCATTGTTATAGTAAAAGTATCATTTGAAGGAACTGATGTTACTTCAAAAGTATTGTCTGTAAAATTTGCAGCTGTATAACCTGCTCCAACGGGAGGTGTTACTGAAGTAAAAGTAAATAAGTCACCAACAGAAAGTCCATGCAATATTTTATTTACTGTTACAGTAGGTGAAGTATTAACCGTGGTAAAAGTTGCTCCGGTAATTGCACTTTCTAATGGAGTTATATCGTAAAATGAACCCTCGTAATAAATAATTAATGCCTTACTTGTCCCTAAAGCAACATAACGTCTTGAGTCTAGATCAGCGTAAACTAATTGTTCTCTTACTGTACCTACTAAGGTTGAATTTGTAATTTGTTCCCAACCACCAATTTTTTCAGGAAGTTGATATCTAAACCTTACAAAATCACCGTCAGTCCATTGTCCTTCGGCTCCTGTTTCAGTTACTTGTTTATTAAACCCTGGGGCTATCTGTACATTTGTTAGTGGCATATGGCTATTATACACTAAAATAATCTAGGTATAAATACAGTCTATTTATGTATAATTAAATTCCAACTTAATATATTTATTAATTCGTTCACATTAAAATCTCTTTTTTTCCCAGATTTTATATATTCATGAAGTTCTTCGGTATCAAATACAATCCAATGATCAATAGCTTCAAAGACTATTTTATCCGCTTTGGTATTAAAATAGCCTATTTTTTCTGATTTATTATTATCAACTTGTTCTAAAGGTCTTATATCAAATTTAAATGTTTGATTTCCATTATTAATTCTACCCTCTATATCCCATATTTCTTGTAATTTTTGTTCTTTAGTAGCAAAGACAGGGTCTTTAATATGTTTAACAAAAGATTTCATTTATTTGAAATTATATATTTAAGGTATATACATTGCTTATGGAAGATAATCTAGCTTACTCTTATACTTTAAAAGAGATACCCTATACAACTTTAACTAAAATACATGATTTTACTTATACAGATGAAATTGGATTAAAATATTTTGAGGATAAAATAAAAAATAATTTAGGTCCTAATAATTATAAAACCAATGTTAAAGGTAAAATGACTTCCTGGGGATTGTTTTTAAAAGACCCTGAATTTGAACTTTTTATAACTAAGATATTTTATCCCACTATCTTTAGACATAAAGGAATATTAACAGGAGATAATGAAAAAGAGATACTTATTAAAGACGCTTGGGGAAATTTGTTAAACAAGGGGGAAAAAATTGAAAGGCACCACCACAGAGATTCTTATTATAGTACAATTATTTATTTTGATGATGTTGCACCACTACAAACTGACATCGGTAGCTTCCCAACTCATAGAGGAAAAGTAATAACTTTAGATGGTTTTTTATACCATTGGGTAGACCCTGTCCCTCAAGAAAGAATAAATTTAGTTTTTAATTGGAGTAGTAAAACTGGTGAAAATAATTGATAATTTTATAAATAAAGATTTATATTTACAAATTAAAGAAACGTTGTTTGGGGATAACCTTGCTTGGTTTTTAAAAAATGGAACAGTCAAGGGTGAGAAAAAAGATATACAATGGTTTTCTCATAGCGTTTATAATAATCTAAAACCAAATAGTGACGTATTTAATTTAATGCAGGAGTTTGTTGAAAAGTTAAACATTTCATCAATTGTTGAAATAAGAATAAACTTATCTTTTAAAACTAAAGAAAACTTTAAAACCTCGTGGCACAAAGACTATGGTTACAAGAATTTAAAAACTGCTATATTTTATTTTGATACTGATACAACAGGAACTTACTTTAGAGTAGATAATAAAGAAAAGTTGGTGAAAGCAAAAGAAAATAGAATAATTATTTTTGATTCTGATACCGAACACTGTGCTATGTTAAATAATAAAATAGATAAAAGAATTGTCATAAATTTTAACTACTATGAAAAAAATTAAAAACATTGTTATAGTTGGTGGGGGATCATCAGGTTGGTTGACTGCAGCTTACTTGAACTGGAATTTAAATAATTTAAATATAACTATTGTAGATAAAGAAATAGGTACACCGGTTGGAGTTGGAGAAGCCACACTTTTAAATTTTGCCCCCTTTTTATCTAGTTGTGGTTTTATAAAGAATGAATGGTTTTCTGAAATGGATGCTACAGAAAAATTAGGTATTCATTTTGTTAATTGGCTTGATGAAAAAAAAGATGTCTATCATCCTTTTTACAACAACCTAGATACATGTAAAGATTATGAAAAAGCAATGACGACTAAATTTGATAATCTATCTAATGTAGCCTACCACATTAACTGTGGAAAATTAGTTTTATTTATACAAAATAAATTAAAAGATAAAGTTAAGTTTATAAAACAAGATGTTAGTAAGGTTGTTCATAATGATAGTGGAGTAGAATATTTAAAATTAAAGAATAACGAAAAGATAAAAGCAGATTTATATATAGACTGCACGGGCTTTAATTCTATTTTAAAAGATGAAACAGAAAAGATAATGTTAAGAGATAGATTGATCTGTGACACAGCTGTTGCTGCACAAGTTTTTTATAAAGATGTTAAAAAAGAAAAAGTGCCTTTTACTAAATGTGAAGCTGTAGATGAAGGTTGGGTATGGTCTATCCCTGTTGCTTCACGTATTGGTTCTGGTTTTATATTCAATAGACAAATAACAGATATAGAAGATGCAAAAGATTTTTTTGTAAAACATTGGGATAATAGAATTAAAAAAGAAAATTTAAAAACAATAGATTGGACACCTTACTATGATAGAAAAATGTGGAATAAAAATGTTGTATCGG